GTCTGCTGTCCTTGAAAAGGAGGTACTCCTCGAGGCAGACTAGAGCTCTGGTCGTCTTTGCGCGGTCCGTATGATGACCCCCAGACCACATCCCAATACAGCCGACCACCGGGTATTGTTCGAGGTGGTCAACCATCGCGCCGACGGAGTGTGGGATTACTTCGAGGTCACAGTCCGTGAATAGGATGTGGTCCATACCGTACCGGATGGCCATGTCGATGAGCTGGTTTCTGCCGATCGCATTACCGAAGTTCTCCTTGTTAAAGATGATCCGAACTGGGCAGGTCTCCCGCCACCGGTCAAGGTGTTGCTTAAGGAGTCCTGGTGTACCATCTGTGGAACCGTTGTCCACTACATACACTTCAGGAGTAACGCGCCGAAACATCCGGAGCCTGCCTGCCTCTTTGACCAAGGCCTCGATACCGTCGATGGTGATCTGTCCCATCTCCCACGACAGACTTGCCAGGGCAACTCGGCGACGGCCCTTACAGTAGAGTTCAGCAGCGTCGTTGTCAGGCATATGCTCCCAGTTGTCCGTGCGGTCCTTGTGGAGGGTGTTGCGGGAGTGAATACCAACCACTGTCAACTCAGGTGCGCAGGTCACGCGCCTATGCATACCAATACGCCTGATGAACATCTGGTCCTCAGCACGTGAAGTGTCCGGGAACTGATAGTTCCTCCAAGCGTCCCGGTGGAAAACCATGGTGCCACCGATCATGACTGTGCGGTCACCGTGTTTGAAATGGTAGCCCAGCTCCTCTTCGAGATCGTAGTACCACGGTTCTGAGCAGGCAACTATGTGGGTCTTGTCCGAAAAAAGTCCTAGTTTTTCGGACAGAGCGTTTGGTGCTTGGCGGTCGTCGTCGTCCCAGATGGCGAAGTGGGTTGCCGGGGAATCCCGTACCGCCATGTTGCGCCGTTCACCAATGGTCGTGTCCGGGGTGCAGCTGACTACCGAAATCATGTCGGTACTTTTTGGTAAATACTTACGAATCGCAACAGCATCCTCTGTAACAATGACAAGCTCTTTGTTCGGCCAGTCCTGGGCCATGAAGTCTGCCACCGCCTCCGGCCAGAACTCCTTGCGCTTCTCGGAGGTCACCATAAGGCAGGCCACCAGCGGGTGCTTCAGCTTCCAGTCAGCTGGGTTGTGCCGATACTTCTGATGGACCTTCATGGTCTCGAAGTCCGGTGTGTCGTAGGGGCAGGTAGAGCAGAAGTACCAGGAGATACCTCGGACGACCTTGGTGATGAACTGTGGTGGTATCATCGAGCCGGGACCTCAAGGATTTGCTGTCCACCAGGACCGTATAGCTCTGCCTCGATGGGACGGGTCTGGGCCTGCTGGTCTGCCAGCGGGAGAAGGTGGACGGCGTACACATGTTGCTTAATGAGTTGGACACCTTCAAGGGTATCGAAGGCGCAGTGGCAGCAGTGCCACTGTGGAAGCTTGTGCCAGCCCGTCGGGTTATGTGTGAAGTCCCGGCCGAGTTGAATAGGTGCGCCAGCTGCCCTGGCAATGAACTCTTGGACCTCTACGTCTTCGGCCCCGTTCGCAATCGGAATACGAGAATGTTGTGTCTGATCTGTTCCGGGTCCATTATCGTTTGTGCGCTCTCGAATTGGCATGAAATAACTCTCCAGTCTGTACCGCTGACGGGCTGGTGTTCCAGGAGTTGAATGATCCTGTTACCAATCAGCTTTGCTTCTTTGAAGCCGCGGTAGTCGGAGTAGACATGGATGGTCACTGTAACCTGCCGGCCGATGCGTGTGTGGAGGTTGTCAGGTGTTTCGTTCCACTCGCCCAATCGTACATATGGGCAATGCACATCTTGCTCTGGAGGAACTTCCCCATCGTAAACGCCATTCGTGAGTACACCAAGAGCCACGTCACCATCGAGGATGGTGAAGATGCCCTCCTGCAAATCCCATAGTGAAGAACCACTCATGACGATGATCTCCTTGCCGCTGTCTTCATTGCCCTCGCGAGGTTCACGCCGAACGGAAGTCGTTCGCGGTCCCAGGCGGGGTGTAGAAAAGGCTGTGCGGACATACCCGCCCGGCCTCCGTGGGTATAGCTCCCTGGGAGCGGTGGGTGTTGGCTTTGTCTGCCGCGTCTACCCGTACCAAACTCCACGAAGGGTCCGTACTCCACGTTCGTTCCGACTTCCCCAGTCATACCGTTATTGAGGAACTCGATTTGGATTGAAGACCGAAGCCGGCCCCCAAGAATTTTCCCGGCCTTTCGGACGGGACAGAGCTCTTTGGCGACACGCTGAATGTTGAGGGCCGACTCGTTAATGGCGTCCCGGACTTCTGCCTTAGCAACGAAGTCCAACATACGGAGCTTCTGCTTCAGTATGGACTTGCCTACGAGTGTGACCTTAACCTTGTTCGCCATTACTCTCCATCTTCCTTATCGATTTGTTCCTGGCAGAACAGGATTGTCTTACGGTCCTCTTCCTCGATGTTCCGCACACCTTCAATGGAAAAGTACCGTGTCCCCTCGCTGGTGACGTACTTGACACGCCAGCTCGCCTTGAACCCTGTTTGATACCGCATCTCGATAATGTGGCTGGTGTTCTCCTTGAGTTGCCCATGGATGAATTCGGTGTAGGCAGACTTCGGAATGATGCGACACCACGCGGTCGACTGGTCAGCTGGGACCTCAGTATTACCACCACCACCGTCCGGCGTGAGAGTCATGGACTGGAAGGTCACGAAGTTCGTGTACCGTCCGAGGAACATGTTTTTGCTGGTTCGACGTTTCATCCTTTCAGGCTCCAATCGATGTAACCTTGGAGCGCGCCGGCGATACCGGCCGGGATTGGTCCCGTCGTGTCTGCTGTCGCTTGGTACTTCTGTTCCGGGCCTTCACCGTAGGGGTCGCCATAGTAGTGCGTAGCAAGCTCAAGGCAGACTTCTTTCAAGTCTTGTGACACGGAGGCCACCGCAGCGTCGATAGTCTCTTGGTTGGCTCCTACGGCCAAAGCAACGAGCCCCACGTTGTAAGTGATCTCGAAACTCTGGAACCCTCGGTGCATCGGCCACGAGTCCCGGGCCACTAGCCATTTGCCGGACTCGAAGTAGTCCCCGGGATCCACGGTGTCCCAGGTCCCGCCAGCGGTATAGGTGTTGATTGTCTTGACGGACACAATCCCAAGGGTCGGAAACGGACCTTGCCGGAGGCGAATCTTACGGCCGACTGCGTCGTGGGTTTGGGTCCATGTTTGCTGGATGATGGTCTTGTTGATGAACTTTTCGATTTGCCGACGGGCGGCCGGAATCAACCTGGCGATCTGCGCGTCGAGTTCGTCCGAGGTCTGCGTGATCTTGGCGTGGGTCTTGAACTCGGCCGCTGTGATGGATTCTGCCACGGAGTCGACGGTTCTTTCGAGCTGGAAACCATCCTTCTGTTTGGTCTCCTGTGGTGCTCCGAAGGATTCATAGAACGACATAGCGCCCTCCTCTTACAAAATGGGAAAGGCCCCACAGGGGGATTGCCCCGTGGAGCCCTTCAGTCAACACGCTGACTGGGCGTTCCGGTTAGTTACGACCGGGGCGACCAGCTTGTATCCTTACCGCCGAGCAGGGCCAGGGCCGACAGGTTCACATCAGCCGTACCGGTTTCCGTGAAGACCAAGCGCATGTAACGCTTGGTACCCTTGGCGTAACCAGTCGAGATGACGCTGTTCGCGATTCCCGTATCGTTCAGGACCACGGCAGGACCGAGCCGGCGAGCGACCGGGATAACAACCGCGTCGGACAGATTGGCTGCGTCACCTTCTTCAGCAGTGATGGTGAAGTAGTGAGAACTGGTCAGAGTCGAGGCCGCAGCCACCTGAATCAGGAAGGCAACCGCGTTGTAATCATGGGTGTCCACGATGACGCCATTGGTGTCGCCGGTAATCTGGGCGGCAACCAAAGCTTCAACCGCGTCCAAGAGGGACATGATGTCACGAGTGAAAAACGACATAGTTTGTTTCTCCTTTCCTTTGTATGATCAGGCTGCCGCTAGGTCAGCGAAATCTTCAGTTTCTTCAGGGCTTCGGTGATCATCACCTTGCCACCAACGCGCCGACGTGCCGAGATTTCCACCATGCCGGTTGACTTGCTCGAGAACGGATCGCGCATCAGTTCCATGGCGACACGGTCGAGAATGGTATACCCGCGGCGGAAGTCGCCGAAGATGACCGGGTAGAGACCGGCGCCGACGTCCGGCATGTCCGGAGCAGTCGTGTACGGGCGGTCAAGAATGCTGGCCGGCCGAGCGTCGGTCTTGATACCGGGAGCCCAGAGGTACTGGTTATTCCCGTCTTTCAGCTTCCGGATCTCCTTGAGGGTCGACCGGTTCAGGACCCACTGGCTGTTTGCCAGGTAGGCTTCCTTCAGCTCGTAGTACAGGTTGATCAGACCATCACCTGTGATCTCGTCAGCGTCTTCGGAAACGACCTCGCCGACTTCCGTGTTGGTCATGAAACCTTCGGGCTGGCCATCACCAGATCCGTTGACAAAGGCAGTGCCTTCCGTGACGCCGAACTGCTCGGCAAACTCTTCGCGGAGGAAGCCTTCGATGTCGAAGATGGTGTCTTCCAGATCCTGTTTGCTGACCTTGGCGAGTGCGTACATCTCGTGCGCAACCAAAGTCTCCAGGCCCCACTTCGGGTTCTGGGTTTCATCGCGGGAATCGATTTCGGAGACCCACGCGGCGGCCGCGGACTGAGTCTTCTTGGGAATCTGAACCGCGGTACGGCTGGTCGTGCGCAGGCGAGCCAGACCACGAATCTGCGACCATTCGGTCACCGTGGTAAGGATCTCCGCCACGTACTCGGCCGGGGCCAGATAGCCACCAGTCTCACTGTCAGCCAGGGTCATGGCCTTGAACTGGTCGGCGGTCAGGATGCCCATGTGGACTGCCTGATCGGGATCGACACCGGACTTCAGGGCCTTGAAGAACAGGCTCTTGCGTTCGGCGATCTGGGCCTTGGCGTCATTCGGATCGATGATGGCTCCGCCCTTGCGAGCGAGCTTGGCTTCGAGTTCATCGATGCGAGTTTTGAGCTCGGTTGCGCCCGTTTGGGCTGCTTCGGTTTTGGCGACTTCGGCGGTAATCTTTTCTTCCATACCGTCTAGGGCAGTGTTGAGCTTCTCGACCTGCTCCTTGAACTCGCCGTGGCTGGTTCCGTACTTCTTGACTTCCGCCTGAAGAGAGTCGTTCGAGGTTTTGAAACTCGCAAACGTCTCCTTCATTTCACGGATCTGTTCCTCAGTCATGGGCTTCTCCTTTTCAGTTGTGAGTGGGTTAAAGCAAACCACCCGATATTGTGTTGCTATTCCTAAGAGGTCTCTATCGGGCGGCTTCGTCTCGGCTCTAACCAACGTTGGCGAGTGAGACATTGAAGTGTCTGGTAACGCCTCTCAATGTTACTTATCGCAAGGAGTTTGCGGGGGCACGTTTTCCCGGATGAGTAAACCGACACAGAAGCAAATTTTCGTGTTTCGGGAAAATCAAAAGGAGGGCACATTCGGTATTCGCGAATACAGCATACGGGGGCAAAAAAAGACCGGAGACCTAAACCTCGGTCCCCGGTTGATGAGTCAGCAGAATGTCAACGGCAGCAGAACTCGTTAAGTGGCAAGCTCCTTCATCTCGGCGATCATCCTACTGAATTCCATGTCGTGTGAGGCGGACTTGAACGACTGGAACAACTCGAGCTCGTCGGCAGTGGGTTCAGCGACCACAGGATCTTCCTCACCACCTTCATTGTCCCCGGCGTCTTCCTTGGGGTCCACGAAGAGGGACTTGTACTGGTCGGTCTCGAACCACGGGGTTTCATCCTCGGTGTTCAGCCCCTTAACAGTTGCGATCAGCGCCTTGGGGTTCATCCCCCATGGCACAACCGAAATCTCAAACAGCTTCAGTTCCTGGAGGCGCCGGACCTTCTCGTTCTCGTCGATGGAATACTTGACCACATCGAACCCGAAGGACAAGGCGTCGAGGATACCCTCCTGAACCTTGGTGCGAATGTCTTGTGCAAGTTGGACGGCAGAGAACTGGGCCTTGAACCACAGGCCATGGTCGTCCTCCTTCGCCTCCACCACCTTACCGATCACTGCGGAGGTGCCATCGTAGATGCGGTGGGAGTCGAACAGAAGGACTTCGCCCTTGGGCATCCGCTCCTTCAGGGTCTTACGAAAGGCGCCGCGTTCGACGATGTCTCGACCTTGATCGGTGTTGCCGAAAACAGAGGCGTATCCTTCAATGAACCCTCCCCCGGAGGTACCTTCGTCGTCGTCCTTGAGGACCTTGAGTTTTGCCAGTTCAGGTGAAATTAGTTTTCTTACCATTCTGCGATCTCCTTCTGTGTTTAGTTATCGGCACAGCAACAAAGGAGTTGACAGGATTCCGGAGCTGGTGTACTTTGGGAACAAGGAGAACTGAAGATGATTAAAGGCAACATATATGTAGAGCAGAAGAGGTGGCCAGTCTCACTGAGGGGCAACAGGTTCCGGTGTACCAATAGGATCATGAGGGAGACGCTCCACCACATGCCTGCCATCTTCTCCCTGCACGAAGGTCACAAGTACATCCGGGACTATGAGAAGGCCCTGTGGGACTTCACAAACACTTACCTCGAGGGCTGGGCGCGGCTGAACATCAAGGAGTACCGCCGCCATCCTGGCAACCATGTACCAAATCGCATTTACTAGTTGAACAGGTTCCACAGCAGCCGCGTGAATTCCGGGTCGGACCGGATGATCGCTCCCGGGGCCTTGTACAGCTTTTCCAAACCCATCGCGATGATCTCGGACCCACCAGTGGAGTAGACCTTGCCAACATAGTTCTCCCAACCATGGTCGACCCATTTGTCCTTTTTGAAGAGTTCAGGTTCCTCTCCTGGGTCCAGATCGACGCCAGGGTAGAGGTCCTCTAGTTTATCCCCAGCAGTGCGCTTTGCCAGGAAGTCCTCACCGACCTGAAGTGTCTTGGCATTCTTGTACTCGAGGGTATGGCCGATCTCGTGGATCATGGTACCGACTTCGCTTTCAGGTGCTATGGTGACTTTGCCTTTATAGTTCCAGGCCCGGCCACCTTTGAAAGCGTTTTCGACTTTGATTTTACCCGTGGGCGCCTTATAGGCTTTCCCCATGAGTTCCTGAAGCCACTTCTGAGCTTTGTCCGTGACGTCTTGAATGTCAGGGCTGTTGACGTTGAACACTAGTTTGCCAGTACCCTCAGAAAAGTTCTTGGCGACGT